TTAAATTGATATGCTTCAGGATTTCCTAATAATGCAATCATATTATTGTAACTACCACCTACTAAGCCTTGTGTATTAGTTGAAATGTTGTTGTATACGGTAATATTACTATTTACAGTACCTGTAGCACTTGTAAATGAACCACCTGCTGAACCACTTCCATTGGTTGGGATTGAGGCTGTGTAGGCAGATAATGCAATTCCATTTGAATCAAAATAGTTTGGTGTAGGTAAATTAACAGATTTTACACGAACATATTTTGAATTATTTGGATATTCACCAGACAATTCCATTTGGTTTGTAGTAGAATTATAATCTAATACTTGATTACCAATTACTCTAGCAATATAACGAGTAGAATTTGGATCTAATGTTAAATTATTCCATGCTTCTAATATTAACTTATTGTTAACATTATCATCACCACGTCTAATTAATACGTTAAATGTACCTGACCCAGTATTTGAATTGGAAATTTCCCAACGAACATTAGCATTTGAACCTGAAACCAATGAACCTGAAGCTCCAATTATTGAACTAGAGTTGTTCATTAAAACTCCTTCAGAAATTGTTTCTAGAACAAATGATGCTGAAGTTGAGTTTAAATAAGCAGGAATAGTAGTACTTTGAGCTGATGTCCAGTTAGCAGATTCTGTTACTACGCGTGCAACTAATAATGAAGTTCCTTCATAATTAAAATAATTAGCAGCAGCAATTGAAGTTAAGTAAGAATATGACTGACCACCACTTACAAATGTATCACCAAATAATGTTACAAAATCTGAATAGGTTGTTACAAGGGTTGGTTTTTCTACAGGACCTTTAACTGTTGGACCTATAATAGCAGCACCTGCTTGAACTGGTTGTCCAGTTAAGAAAGTATTGTCTATTTCGCTTATTGCTACTCCAGGAGAAGTTGTGAAATTTGCCATCGTATTTTTTTATTATAAATATCTAAAATTCCCTTAAAATATGCTATTAAGCAGGAAACGTTGCACCAGTAGGTAATATATTGAAATCAAGCACAATAAATTCAACTGTTCGGGTAGGTTGTAAATAAATTTGACCTACCATTTGATTATTATCTACAACTGAAGGTGGATTATTGGTTTCATCCATTATAACTCTAAAAGCGTTTAAACCTTGTTGTTGTTGAACAGATGATAGATACGGGTTAATGATAGATAAAAAATTATTTCTTGTAACAGCATTATTTTGTTCAAATACAAATGTATCAGCTACTTGAGAAATATAATTTTTAAGTTCAATTAATAAACGACGTACATTAATACGATCTAACGAGCTTTGTCTTTTTTGCAATGTTTTTTGCCCAAACAATACTATACCGGAATTAGGAATCGTTGCAATCGGGTTAACATTTGCTTGATATAATGTATCTCTATTATTTTGGGTTAATACACGTTCAGCTTGTGTTGCAACCGGGATAATTCCTCTATTAATACCTGCGGGTGCATACCATGGGGCTGCCACATTATCATTAAAAGCATAAACTCCAGGAACCATTGTTGAAGCAGGAACCCAAACTTGATTTGCTGTGTTTGGATCTACTGTTTTAACCCAAGGCCAATATGTTGCAGCATATGAAGTATCATATCCTAATGTATTTGTTATTACTGAATTAATTTGGGTATTATATTTTGAGGAATCAAAAACTACCATCATATCGCCTCTATTTTGGGCGATAGAAATCATAGAAGTAATAGCTCCAGGAGCTCCACCTGCTATATCAGACATTAATCCAGGTGCAACTAATAGATTATAATTAAATGCATCCTTATTTGCTAATAAAGAAATAGATTCAGTATATGCACTAGCAGGAATACCTTGAATATTATTTCCTGAGGTGATAGTTTCATAAAATTTAGTGTCACCACCATAAAATAATTTTCCGGTAGCAGCACCAAAAGAACCACTTGCATTAATTGGAATTGAACCAGTATATTCTGGTTTAGGGTTTCCAACATTATCTAAATAATTAGGTGTTGGTTGGTTTACAGATTTTACGTAAACATAAGATGAATTATTAATATAACTTCCTGAGGTTTGAATATAATATTCACCGTTATCAGAGGTTACATTTTCTACTTGATTACCAATTATTTTTTCAATATAATTTGGCGAATATGGGTCAAGTGATAATGGACCCCAAGTTTCTACAATTGAAGGGAAAACATTACTATCATTTCCTTGACGAAGTAATAATGTAAATGTGCCTGAGCTTGTATTGGCATTGGTAATTTGCCATCTGAAATTATCAGCTGATCCTGAAAGGAGAGTACCTACTGAACCTGTAGGGCCTGTACTATTCATAATTTCTCCTTTTGAAATAGTAGCTAGTTCAAATGGATTTGTATTATAAGGAGCACCAGCACCATGTGCAGAAGAAGAAATAAATGATGATGTAGCAGATGTAAATGAACCTGTTACAACACGTGTTACTAAAAGTGAAGGACCACCATTATTAAAGTAATTATATGCTGCAATTGAAGTAAAATAAGTATAGGTGTTACTTCCACTTAGGAAAGTAGCACCAAACTTATTTAAATAATCACTATACGAAGTTACTAAAGTAGGTATTCCTACTTTACCTTTAACGGTTGGTCCAATGATAGCAGCACCTGCTTGTACAGGTTGTTGAGTTACAAATGATTGATCGTTCTCTATTGCTAATACACCAGGTGAGACAATTGTTTCTGCCATTATAAATTATTTTATTATAAATATGGTGTATTTCAATCTAGATTATCCTATTGGAGTAATTTCACCAGTTTCTGGGTTGATATTGGCTTTACCATAAGTTTCAAATACTTTTTGGGTAAATTCTTTTTCTTTAGCACCCAAATCTGCTAAAAAGTTTTTAGCATTCAAATGGCGCTCCTCTAATTGGATTTTAATTAATTCAATTTCACCTAATTCAGCTATTAAAGCACGAGTACTTGATTGGATTTCTTTTAAGGTTGCTTGTTCTTCTTCTGTTAAGAACTTTTTTTCTGAAACGATTGACATAATTTATTTTTATTTTTGGTTATACGATATTATATATACAATCTGGTTGTTTGATTTCCAAATCTGCTTTTACATATTGATCTAAAGATTCGATCAATGCCGAGTATGGGTTTTCTAAAGATGAAGTTGGTAAAATATCCAAATCTATATTATTATAGTAAAGATTATCTACTATATAATAACCTAAATTAGATGGAAAAGGGAGTGGATTATTTTCTGGGGTGGGGAGAACTATTTGGGCTTGTAAATTCAATATATTACGGTATGGAAGATTTGGGCACATTAAAATTTCGGGGTTAACGGCATATGTTCCGTTAGTTAATTGGAAAGATCCTGTTACTTGTAAAGCCATTGTTAAATGTTTTATTTATAAATATTAAAAATTAAAGCATATCAACATCATTTGTATTGATAAAGAAGTCACTTACAGTAAGGATGTCTCCTTCTAAAGTAAAATCTGTAGTGTATGTTAATGGGGTTCCACAAGGGACATTTGAGGTATCTATAGCTAAGCCATAACCTGCTCCTCCATTAACATAAACGTTGATTACTTGGTTGTAATCAAAATCGATTAATTCAACTGCTTCTAAAGTTTTGTCTTGTAAAAATTCTTTAAGTGTCATAAATTTAATTGTTTATTGATTTATAATAATAATACTGCGAGTATTGTACCATTTGCTCCTTTTCCGGTATTATTTGCAAAATTTGGAAATGATTGATTAAATGTTTCATCTACTGATCCATTAGTATTTAATCTTACTATACGATTTGGAGTAAATGATCCACTAAAAGTAGTAAAAGCATTTCCCCAATATATTTTACCACCATTATCAATTGCTAAACCATTTGGAACACCACCTAATTGGGAAAGGGTTGCATTTGCGTTAGCATTAAATGTATTATCTAAGGTACCATCAGTATTAATTCGGATTATATATCTATTTGTAGAACCACTGTATGTTTGACTTAAATTAGCACATATTATGTTTCCATCAGGTTGAAGAGCTAGTGAGTTTCCTGAGCTTGCTAGTCCAGTACCTATATTAAATGTAGTATCACGAGTACCATCTGTATTAAGTCGTAATATACGATTAACAGCGGATCCACTATATGTAGTAAATTGTCCTGCTGTTATTATCTTTCCATCAGATTGAAGAATCACTGCTTCTGATGCGGCTCCGAATCCAGTACCAATATTGAAAGTAGTATCTCGAGTACCGTCAGTATTAATTCGGACTATTCGATTAGATGTGGAACCACTATAAGTTGTAAATGGCCCTACTACTACAACTTTTCCATCAGATTGTATTGCGCAATGGTTTGCTTGGGGAGTTAAAGTAAACCCAGCCCCAGCATTAAAAGTAGTATCTCGAGTACCGTCAGTATTAATTCGGATTATTCGATTAGATGTGGAACCACTATAAGTTGTAAATAATCCAACTGCTATAATTTTTCCATCAGATTGAACTCGAATATCTAATACTTCTGCATTAAACCCAGTACCATTATTAAATGTTGTATCTCGGGTGCCATTTGCATTTAAACGAACCAATCTAGATGCATTAGTAGCAGAACCACTATATGTAGTAAAGTTCCCTCCTGCTAATATTTTTCCATCTGATTGAGTAGCCCATGTTCGTACATTGGTATCAAACCCGCTAAAAGGTCCCCCCACATTGAATGAAGAAGAAATAGCTCCCGTTGAATCAATCATTACACCACGTTGAGTAACTGGGGATTTATAGGTTTGGAATTGGCCTACTGCTAAAAGATCAGATCCACTTAATATTAAATTATAACTTCCAGGGTTTGATACAACGGTAACTCCAAATCCAAATGCTGTACGATTAAAATTATTTGATGCTACTGAATTAAATGTGGAATCTAGAGTGCCACTTGGGTTAACTCTAAGGATATTACCTGAGGCGGATCCACTATATGAAATAACAGATGGGATAGTAATATAGGCTTTACCATCAGATAAAGGTAAAACTTTTACTATTTTATTACCCATACTTACAGAGCCAAACCCATTACCTACATTAAATGAAGTATCTATAGTACCATTTATGTTAATCCCAACTATATAATTTCTACCAGATGAACCACTATATTGGGTGAATGCTCCTAGGACAATTAATTTTCCATCTGATCTAACACCTATACTATATGCTTGAGAAGTAAGTCCAGTTCCAGTTACAAATGAAGTATCTTGAGTACCATTTGCATTTAAACGAATTATTCGGGTTGTATTAGTTGAGGAACCACTATATGTAGTAAAGTTCCCTACTGCTATGATTTTATTATCAGGAAGTACTGCTAGATCAGATACTTCTCCATTGAATCCTTCTCCTATAGCAAATGTAGGATCCCAAGTACCATCAGTATTTAATCTTATAATCCTATTTGTTGGTCTATAGGTTAGAAAATCCCCCCCAAAGTATATATTAGAACCAGATACTAATACTGTTCTTACATTACCATTAAATCCAGCAGCACTTGAAGTTGTTGCTAGTACTGAGAATGTAGTATCTATGGAACCGCTATAATTAAGACGAACAAATCTATTAGCAGTAGATCCGCTATATGTTGTAAATTGACCTCCAATATATATTTTTCCATCTGATTCAAGTGAAATATGACGCCCAGGAGGGTAATTACCACCTGAATTAAGTCCAGTTCCAGTTATAAAACCAGCATCTCTAGAGCCATTAGGATTAATACGAATAAGACGAGTTGAATTTGTTGAAGAACCACTATAATTAGAAAAACCACCCATTGCAATTATTTTTTGGGTTGTGGGTTCAATGTAAATTTTATATACTTCTTGATCAAATCCTTTAATTCCTAGGGTGGTTCCTGTTCCAGTATTAAATGTGTTATCTATAGTGCCATCTGTATTAAGACGGGTTATGTTATTAATTGTAGAACCACTATATGTAGTAGCTGTTCCTCCTACTACAACTTTTCCATCCGATTGGAGACCGAGTGAAAACATTTGACTATTCGATGCAGGTCCAAATCCTGTTCCGACATTAAATGAATCGTCTCGAGTACCATTAGTATTAATTCTAGTAATTTGCCATGAAGTTGAACCACTATATGCAGTGAATAATCCTGTTATAATATATTTTCCATCTGGTTGGATTGCTAATTCATATGCTAAATTACCACCGAGGCCTGTACCAGCATTAAATGTTGTATCTATAGTACCATTTGTATTTAATCGAACTATACCAGATTGAGAGGAACCACTATATGTGGTAAATCCCCCTGCTACTACAATTTTTCCATCCGATTGGACTTTAACATCATAAGTTGTAGAATTAAGCCCAGTACCAACATTAAATGTTGTATCTCTAGTACCATCTGTATTAAGTCGAATAATTCTATTAATTGCAGATCCACTATAGGAAGTAAAATGACCAACTGCTATAATTTTTCCATCTGATTGTGTTACATATGAATGGACTGCAGTAGCAAAACCACCACTGCTAGTTATAAAACCAGCACCGGGATTAAATCCTGTTCCTGGTCCTAAATTAGGAGAACCAGACAATGTAGTTCGAGTTATATAAGTGGGGGAGTTATAGGAGGTAAATGCTCCTCCTAAAATTATTTTCCCATCAGATTGAGTAACAGATGCATATACAATATCATTCATTCCAAAACCAGAATTAAAGGTAGTATCTATAGCTCCTGATGGGGTAAGTTTTACTATACGGTTTGCTGTTGATCCACTATAGGTTACAAATTGTCCTCCTATCAAACTTGAATTATCAGAGAATGGAAGTATAGTAAACACGGTTTGTTCAAATCCAGCACCAACATTAAATGTTGTATCTCTAGTACCATTTTGATTAATTCGTGTTATACGGTTTTGGGCTGAACCACTATATGTTGTAAATGCTCCACCTATTACATATTTTCCATCAGGTTGTTGTTTTATTTCATGGGCAACACCATTAAATCCGGCTCCTGGGTTGAAGGTGGTGTCTTGGATTAAATCTCCATTTGGGTTTAGCTTGGCTATATAATTTGTTGTTGGGGCATTATATAATTGAAATTGTCCACCAATCAACACATATTGTGAAGCAGGAGCAATAGGAGCAGCCGTTGTTATAGGTTGAATAAATGCAAAAGGTGTAAACATAACTTATACCATATTTCTTATAGAACTTAAATACACTACTGATGTATCAAAAGTAATCATTGTGACAATATCAAATGCACTCGATACCATAGATCCAGTATATGAAGAACCACTTGCTTGATCAACGAAAGGTGGAAAACTTACGGTTCCTGTTCCAGCAGCTCCTTGTCGTATTCTAATGTTAACTGTTTGGCCAGGTTGTATGTTGGTTGGATTAATATGGGTATTAGCTCCATCTACTAAAGTTAGGTTAAAGAAGTTATTAGTAGCCATATTAACAGAAGCAGTATTTGATGTTATTGAAAGAGTAGATACTTGTCCTCTAAGTGATCCTGTAATTTCAGTAGCACTGTTGATAGATACTACAGTTCCTGTATCGGTAATATTGGAACTAGTAATATGTTCTCCTAAATCTCCGCCTGAACCTTTAGTTAAACGGTTTGTTCCAATAGTAATTTCATTTCCAACATTGTTAAATGTTTGAGGACCCATTATTACAACAGAACTAGTTATAGCACTACCTGCTGAAGCTTGATGGATAGAAATCCATTGATTATTTTGTGAATCAAATAAAAATGATCCGGATAATTGTGGTGATGAACCAGAATCTACTACAGCAATACCTCCATAACGTAATGGTGCTGTTGTATTAAGTTTGATGATATTAGTACTAATATCTAATTGGGAGGATGTTATATATTGTATAGAAGATGTTACTGCATTTAAATTGGTTACGTTTAATGTTCCATTAAGTGTAAGATCTTGATTTAATGTAGGACCAACATATGAAGCAGTTAATGCAAATGATGATGATATAGCACGAGAAGATGAAATTGCAAATGAAGCACTGGTTATACTTCCTGTTATACCCCCGGTTACTGTAAGTGAACCTGTGATGATAGTATTTCCGTTTACGTCTAGTTTTGCATTTGGACTTGTTGTTCCAATACCTACATTACCGGAAGCTAAAACAGTAACAGCATCTGCAGAGTTGGCTATCAAATGTAATTTAGAATTTAATTGGTCCCAACGTATACCACCAAAACCATTGTTGAAAGTTATTTTACCTTCTTTTGCAGAACTATCGTATGTTGTAATATGTCCTTCATTTACATCAAGTTTTTGGTAAGGTGAAGTTGTGCCAATACCTACATAACCAGCCTCATCAATGGTCATTCTAGTAGTACTATCGGTAAAGAAACTAATCTTACCTGTAGTAGCTGAATTAAAGAATCCAAGATCCCCATTTGAATTTTGTTGGAAAATAGCGGCTGGTTGTTGGGAGGTATTTGATAATGCTATACCAGAAAGTGCTGAGGATCCTCCATTTATATTTGAAAGTACAACATTATAACCAAATGTATTATCATTAATTTGTGTAGAAAATGAACCAGTAACACCTAATGAACCCGTAATTCGAGTTGATCCTACTACATCAAGTTTTGCTAATGGGCTAGTAGTGCCAATACCTACGTTACCTGCTGATGTGATGGCCATGCTAGCAGTTGAGTTGGTAGAAATTACTATAGGAGCATTACCAGAAGAATATATATTTCGTGCATCTGCTCCATTGTTAAAAATACTTCCTAAATAATCATCAATACCTACAAATAATGTTCCAGTACTAGATACATAGGACATATAAGAACCAAAGTTTTGTGTGATTGGATTTATAGTTATACCATGGTTAGTTCTTGAGGTAATTTGGCCCGTTGATAAAATAGATCCAGTAATTTGTGTATTGCCATTTACTGAAAATTTAGCTTGAGGAGTTGTAGTACCAATACCTACGTTAGTACCATTATCAAATATTTGGCTATTCCCAATAGTAGTACCACTTGTAAATTTAGATACATAGTTTGTTGTACCTGCTACAGCAGCTGTTGATGTTGCAAATGAAGCACTTAATGCATATGATGAACTTAAAGCTTGAGTTGCATATGAAGCGGTTCCTAGTAAAGATCCTGTAAATGAGGTTGCTGACCAACTACCTGTTACACCATAGGAACCAGAAAGTTGGTTTGTATGTCTCCATACACCTGAGGATCCTGTTGGGGTATATGTCCATAAATCTCCATATGAATATGTTCCTTGAACTAGTGCAGAACTTAAATCACTAAAGTCTATTGGTTGTTGTACTGCTACATATATGATACCACTCCCACCAGGGCTTGCTTTTACACAAACACCTATAGGAATAATTTCAAATGGTGCTCTTGGGGATGTATTTTGTAAAACACCTGCAGATCCAGTTCCCACAAATAAAGCATCACCATCATTAAAAGCACTTGTATTTAAACCACGTACTAAACCTTGAGTGGTAATATACCCAAATGAATTATTTTCAATGTCATGTGTTGCTAGACCTAAAATTTGATTAAGTAAGTTTACACTTCCTGATACTTGAACAGATTGGGCTCTTACTACTGTAGGGACATCACCTTGTGATCCATCTAATCTTACTGCAGTACCATTTGTAATAGTAGTTCCAGTATTGTTACGTACTCGTGTCCAGTTTTCCTGTCCTACTTGTAAAGTAATGTCTGCTTCAGCATTATATACTGCTAATGCTCCATCTGTATTATCCCAAAATACTCTACCTGATTTCCAAGCAGGAGTAGCAGATCCCGTATTAAAATCTATATAATCTACATTATTAATTGATCCAGAAATAACTAGATTAGGTGCATATGATGCTGTTAAAGCATATGAACTTGATAATGCTTGAATAGCATATGAAGCAGTTGTTGCAAATGAACTTGATAATGCTTGAATAGCATATGAAGCAGTTAATGCTTGAGTAGCATATGAAGCAGTTCCAAGTAAAGATCCTGTAAATGAAGTTGCCCATACATTACCATTAACAGTTAGAGAAGCTGAACTTGGGTTTGTTGTGTTTATTCCGAATCTACTGCTAGAACCATATAATACTGCTCCGTTGCTTCCTAATTTTATAGCTCCTACTGTAACGTCTTGTACACCATAGATACCCATATGATTTGATACGTTGATATCATAAAGTGCAGCATCATCTCCACCTTGCAAGTACATGTTCCCATTTATAGGAATATAAACTGGTTGGGTTACTGTTAAAGATCCAGTTATTACTGCGTTTCCTACATATGGAAAAACAGATCCTCCGGTTGTTGAAACTGTTATGATATTTCCCGCAGAATCTACTGCTAAATTAGCGGCGGCTGTTCCAGGAAATGAAGAAACAGAGGTGTATGCAGGTAATTGCAGTTGGGTGGTGTGTATATCCCATTGAGCTATTAATCCAGTACTTGTAGTGTTATTTCCTTTTAGGATTCTATGTTTATTTTGCCAGTTATCAATAAACGAAGCTGAGGTGTAAGTACCACCTGGTGCATTAAATCCTATTTGTCCGCCTTCATTAGCGGTATCACGAGCTCCTAAAGTTATAGTATTTTCTGATGGTCCTGCGGATGAAGTGCCTACTGTTAATGAGCCTGATATTAATACATTTTGATTGAGAATATTAACAAAAGATGCAGTACTAGCAAATGAGCTTGATATTGTTGTTGTTGCAAATGAAGCGGTCCCGAAAAGTGATCCAGTTATACCTGCAGATACATTTAATGATCCGGTAATATTTGAGTTTCCTTCTGAGAAGAAACCATTCTTTATTTTAAATTCGTTCGGCATATCTTTTCCCTATCCAAGAATATGTTAATAGTATGTTTATGATAAATATGGTTAGATACCGAAACGTGCTCTTGTTGCATTGAAGTTTTGAACGACTTCAATGGCTGAAAGAACTCGATTATAGAAATAAAAAGATCCTAATCTAATGTTTGCATTGTTTGAGGAACCACCATATCTAGAGGCTATTACTCCAGAAATGCCAGGATTTTGGAAATCTGTTCCTAAAGCTATAGTAGAAGCCCAAATTTGAGTTCCATTTACATACATTCCATAATTATTTCCAGGAATATCTACTATGAATGTAACATGGTACCAAGTATTTAATTGGAAATTGTAAGATTGTTGAATTCCATTCAATTCAGCAGTAGGATAATTATTTCCTCTAACAAAAAAATATGCGCCTTGAGAGCCTCCGTATGATATACCTAGATTTAAACGGGCAGTTTCTCTTGTAAAAATTACAGCATTTAAAAAATTTACGGCATTTACATAACTACATATTGTAAATGTAGGTGTTAACATTGAAGTTTGATTACTAATACTTCCATAGTCATTTGTACCATCAAAAGTAATGAACCCCCCCTTATCTGAAGAGTAGGTAGGGCCATTTATAAGAGTTGTATTATTTCCAACCCCACTCAAATCAGTCCAAGCAGTTCCATTAAATGGAGGTGCATATGACCTTGGATTGGCAGCATCCAAGTTTAAAACTAAACCATTAGTTACAATATTACCTTGCCCCCCTGTTACAGTTCCCATTATTCTTACATTGTTGGATCAGGATAATTCCATTCCGGTGTAGCTAAAATAACTAAAATTTCATCATACGTGTAAGGACCTTCAGATGTTGTTAAATCAATAACACATTGTGGCATTGCACCATCCCATTTTACAAATGTTTTTGTACCATCAACAGATTTGCGTACTGTTTCAGCTGAAGTTTCTAGTACTTGGGTAAAGTTGATTTGTGGAAGTTCAGATACATTGAATATCATGAATTCTCTGTTTTCGTAGTCTTGTAATTGTGTTTCCATATTATAGTCCGAATCGTGTTTTTGTTGAATTATAGTTTTGGCGAACTTCGGTTGATGAAAGTACTCGGCTCCACATTAAAAAATTGTAAACATTGCCATCTAAAAAATAGTTACCACCTATTTGCAATCCTGTTTGATTTGATAAACCTGCACTTCCACCACCAGTTGTAGTTAATAAAGTTCCGTTTTTATAAAAATTTATATTTCCATTTGAAAGTCCATTTCCATTGTACGTCATTGTAAAATGAAATATTTCATTTGTAGTAAAATTATTATCAGTTTGAGTAAAATTAGTTTGTGTTGGTGTTGAATTTTTTATAAAATACCAAAAACTTTTTCCTCCAGAAAATACATTAGTTACTATATAATGTGATGAGTTAGCAGAATTAAGATTTACTAAACATCGATCTCCTAAAGCATCTAATTTCATCCATGCACTAAAAGACCATGCTCTTAATGACCAGTCAATATCTCCAAAGGGAGATGTTACTTGTACATAATCATTTGTCCCATCAAAAACAATACTTCCACCATTTGTAGAATTAAATGTAGGCCCATTTGTTAATGTTCCATTATTTCCTGCAGCTAGGTCAATCCATGTATTACTTCCACTTACATAGGACTTAGTATTAGCTGCATCTACATACAATACTAAACCATCGGTTACTATATTTGGTGCTACTGTTCCTGCCATTAGAGTCCGAATCTTGTTTTAGTTGCATTATAATTTTGAAGTATTTCTGTTTGAGATAACGCTCTATTATAAATAATAACATTACTTAATTTCCCCGATACAGAGCTGTCCCAGTTATCCATTATTAATAGATTTCTTCCAATTGTTGTATTAATATTACCTGCTAAAGCTACGGAAGTTGGAGCATTGTTGTTTATATAAAAATTAAGATTACTACTAGTTGATGTTAAAGTATATAAAACCCATTGATTACTATATGATGATATATCAATAGCTGATGATGCTCCGCTTCCATTTTTCCATACACGGACTATATTACTTAAAGTTAAATCCCAACCAAAATCTACATCATTTCCTGTATTACCTGTAAAGCTAATTACTCCAGTCCAGCGATTTAGTATAGTCATATTAAGCCAACACATCATGGTAGCTCCATTAGATGTTGTTAAATTTAGAGTACTCGTGTTAATTGAAGTACTTACATAATCATCTGTTCCATCAAATATGATTGAACCACCATCAGCTGAGGTATAGGTGGGTCCATTGGTTAATATTCCATTATTGCTATTTCCTGAAATGTCTTTCCATGTGGTGCCTGCTGTTAAAGGGTAAAATGAATTAGGGGATCCTGCATCTATATAGAATGCTAATCCTTCTTTCACTATATTAGGGCCGCGCCATCCGTATCTAAATGCCATTTTATAAACCTCTTACAATTGTTTTAATAGTCCAAGCACCAGAAGTTGATGATCCTGTTAATGCTATATTTGAACCACTTACAATTACAGTAAACGAAACAGCACTTGTACTTCCAAAGTCTGTTGTCGTAGTTTCTGTGAAATTAACCGATGTTCCTGATTGAATAGCCATAATTGTGCCCGCTCGTGCATTTGAACCTGACTTAACTGAGTATTCGAAGAATGCTGTATCATATGATGCAGTTGGTAAACTATATATTGTAAATGACCCACTATTTGTTTGTACAACTTTTGCAGTTGTAATTAACATTGGATCTTGATAGTTACCAATTAACGTGGTATTATCGGAGAATACCTCTAGTATTGGTAAACCGGAAATATCATTTACTGAGAATAAAGATCCGGATAAACTATCGGTTATAGAAAATAGTTCACCTTGTGAACCTTGTACTGTAAGTACTGGTTGGGCTGAACCCGAACCATATACTGTTAAAGTAGGACCGTTAACTGTACCGTTAGATGATGAAAGAAATGCTCGAGATGCAGTAATATTATTTGTTACTCGAAGAGAATTCAGGGCGGCATCAGAGCCCGATACTATGACTTTTTTCCAATTTGGCATTTAATAAATTTATTACGGTTGGTTACACAGAATATGCTGTGTCCACTTCCCTTTTGGGCCTATAATACTGTAATAAATATATTATTGTCTTTTCCTGGTTGAGGGTTTTGCTTCCTCATGCTGGATAATTTGTTGAAGGCCTAACATTTTATTTTCTTCTTCGGCTTTAATCATTCTAGTAATTTCCTCTAATTCTTGTTCTAGTTTGATTTGAATAGAAGCACAAAATTTAGCATCTCTTCCTTGAATTGGAATGGTTTCAAGTGCTTGACGCAAAAAATTCAATTCTGCATGGGAAAAGTCAACTGAGAATATATGCATAACTTAAATTATTTAGTTTGTTCTATGTATTGGTTTTGTAGTTTTATAACCAAATTATATAAAGGTTCAATATCCTCTCCAAGGAAAGTTGTACGTTTAATCATAGAAAGTAAAACCTCTACCTCCTTAGCCGTTAATTGGTTAGAAGATAGAGGTTGTTGTTTTTTGAAGTTATTGTCACCTTCAACGTGACCTGCAATAAAAGACATAACTAATTTTTTTATTTTATTAAGAATAAATAAATATTTCTTCTGTAGTAGATCTAACATAAATGTTACCTAATCCGTTACTTGCACCACCGTATAATGGGGCTGTTGGTGGAGCTGTTGTACCTACTTCTGTAGTGGTTACAAAAGCAGCAGCAGTAAATGAAGGGGAAGCTGCATTAAATGATGATGTGAAACCCCAACGGTTAACTGAGTTTTCATATCCAAATAATTCACCTACGTTTTGAACACCTTGTTGAATAACAATACCACCATCACCTGCTGTGTTTGAACCCGAAGCAAATAATACGAATCTATCTGCTACTTCTAAGTTGGTTGTTTGTTGGAATGAAGCTGTACCTTGTACAGTTAAATTACCTGTAATTACTTCGTTACCTGTTACAGTTAATGTAGTACCATCAAATGTTAAATTTCCTTCACCGTTAATTGTACCACCACCAGTTGCTGTTAATACTCTATTATCAGCATTATTGGTAATAGCATTTGTTAAGTTATTAACAGATGCAGCATATGAAGCACTTAATGCTTGATTAGCATATGAAGCTGTTACTGTTAATGTATTTGTAGTAGCATTAAATAATAAACCAGCTGAATCAACTAATTGGGCTTGATTACCAGTTGTACCTGCTACAAATGTTACATAATAAGGACCAGTACCGGTTGTTGTATCAGTAACTGCGGTATTAGTAGCATTAGTTGCTGTAACAGCATTTGTAGCCCAACTTGCAGTACCAAATAATGATGCTGTAACTCCTGTTACTGTAATTTGGGAAGTTAATGCTAAACTATCTCCAGTATCCGTTGTTGTTAAGTTACTTGTACCTTGTCCAGAACCTGCTAAGTCTGTTACTAAGTTACCATAAGTAACAAATTTATTAGCACCATCACTAATAAAGAATTGATCTGTGGTTGCTAAATCTGTTTTAGCAGTTGTAGGGAATGCAGCTGTAACACCTGTTAAACCAGCACCATTACCAAAGAATGAACCACTAAATGAACCTGAAAGGTTTGAGTTGGCACCTGTTAATTGAATAGATGTAGTACCTGTAATTGTAGTACCATTATCAGTTAATGATGAATTGGCAAATGCTGTACCTGTCCATTTAGTAATATTATTGGTACTTAAAGCAGATGCACCACTTACTGCTACTGTTGCTGTTGTGGCACCATCATAAGTAAATGCTGTAATACCAGTACCTTGAGTTAAATCAGGTAAGTTAGTAGTACCAACAAAATTACCTTGAAATGATCCACTGAATGATCCTGAATGGACTAAGTTTGTAGCATTGGTTGTTGCTGCGATATTTCCGGTACCGTTAATTGCTGTAGTAGATAAGTTGCTTGTACCACCACCAATTACTACTTGACCAGATGTTAAGTTGTCTACTTGTAAAGCTGATAGGTTTGCTGCACTACCTGAGACAATGACTTTTTTCCAAGTTGCCATGTTATTTTCTTATTTTATTATACATATGTTATCCCTAATCAAGGCCAACAAAAAATGATGATGAAGTAAAGTAAATCCCACCATTAGGTGCAGTACCTGCAAGCTCCTGAGATTGAGTAGCTAATATTACTACCCCACTTTGAGATACTGTCAAAACAGGTTGATTATTATTGGTAATAATAAATATGTTTGGACCAACATCAACACTAGCTGAAATACTTCCTGTAGAGATTCTAAAAGGAGTACCAGTTCCTCCAGCATTCATAGCATAAGAAGCAGTCAATGCAAAATTTGCATATGATGCAGTTCCAAATAACGAACCCGTTATTGCATAGAACCCTGATCGTAACTGTTCCGGTTTAATTAATGCCATTATCTACCTTGTGCTGTATACGCCTTTACGTAATTTTTACTGTTTTTACTTTTACTGATTTTGGATTTTGCATGAACTCCTGGTCTTTTTTTGCGAGGTTTCTTCAAGAAAGAAACGGATGCTTGTGATTTTGCTTTTGCCATTTTCTAATAAATATTAAACGTTAACTATTAAATTTTCCAATTGCTATAACTTCATCATTTGGGTCAAAACTATATCCTAGTGCACTAGAATTTATTACTAAAGTTGTTACTCCTCCACTTTCTGTAAATGAAACTATAGCTGCTAATTCAATTAATGCACCATTACAGAATATAGAGAAATTATTAACAGATGTTGTTGGAAGTCCTAATGGTGCTGAGAGCCATCCACTAGCAAATGTTACTGTGGTTGGGTTTACATATGTACCTAATTTTTGAATATTAGTATTCAAGTAAACTAAAGTAGCACTACTAATACCTCCGCCACCTCCGCCTCCTGAAGGAGTAGAAGGGATGATAACAGGGGATTTTTTCTTAGTTGAAGATATAAATTCGGCTTGACCATTTACAGTTTCTAAACCGATAATTACTTGAGCTTTACTATTATATTTTTTAATTGCTGTTACATCTTTTTGTACTGTATCAGGTACAATATATCCAAACAATTTGATGGTAAAATTGCCTTTTATAATGCGGGTTGTACTATCAGATACTTCAATCGCGGTACTATATGAATCAATAGAGGCTTTAAATTTAAAACGTTCAGGATCACCCCAATATGAATCAGAAGCATAATTGATTGCCTCAATTATTTTATTCATCTGTTCAACATAGTACGTTTGAATAGCACATGTATATGTTAAATTAACGTAGTCAGGTACTACATTAACAATGAATTGCTCTACAGGAATTCGATTTGTTAATACGTTAAAATTTGAATATCCATTTTTTGGATTATATCCTTTTGCCCAAGAAGTATAAAGGTGGGGGTGGTTTGCATCTAATTTGTTTGTAAGAGAACGGTTTTTATCCATTGTATCTCTTTTAAACATAATTAGCGGAGCCATTATAGCACCATTTTTATCTTTATAGTATCCATCTTTTTGTACTGATTTCCATTTTTCGGGGGAACCATAAATAATAGGTACCTCAATTCGTACACCATTTTGGTAAACAAACGGACGAATAACATTTTGAAAATAAAACATTATCGCCTCATCAATATCTTGTAAACCTACAACAAATGGTTTAACAGTATCTCCTTTAAAGGACATCTGTTCAGAACGATTAAATTCTATACCACTTTGTCTTGCTGCCGTAAATTGTTGAAATTCAGAGGGTATGTTAGGATCACCATAAGATTCATCCCTTTCAGGAAATACATACGGATCTACCTGATCATTTGAGAGTTGTTGTTGAGACTTTGGATTTGGTTTTCTTATTGACGGCATATCTTATAGTCTTTCTCGAGTGATTTGAACTTTATCTGCAGGAACATAATGTGCTACACAAATAATTGATAAGTTTGAACCATAATTTTCTAATCCTGGGTTGAGAGGATTTTGGTTATATGGGTATGATGGGTCTTTACCTACAAAAAGTTGGTTATCATTTACATTATCAATTTCCCAATATGATTCATTCCACATTATTATGTCTCCTACTTCAGGAACAATATCTGCTCCATAAGGAGTTCCAGGATAATTACCTGTATCTGAAGTATAGGTTCCTGCTGGGGAACTAGCAAAGGCATTAGAGAATGCACTAGAAAATGCTCCACTAGACCCAACGGGATTTTTACCAACTAAATCATCACGTAAAAATCTAAACGTCATAGGGCGATCAAAACTTACACCGAAATCATCTACTGGGGATTGATTGTCTCCTCTTTCAATTAAGGTGTTGAGTAAAACAGGGCCATTATAGTATTTAGCGCCTGCAGCTTCACCATAAATGTTTATTTTAGTTTGTTCAGAAATGAGTTGGTAATAAGCACATTGTTGGGAAATAATATCCCACATTAACTCACGGTTAAGGTGTCTAAACAGGGATACATCACGTTGTGTGCCAAATAATGCCATATTATCCTATAAAAATTGTCATTGGAACATCGTTTAGGATATTATTTTGATAATCGGCTTCTGCTGATTTCTTTTCAAGTAATGCTTTACGTGAAGTTGAATCTAAATATATTCGTAAACGTTCAATTAATGCTGTTCTTTCATTGGTAGCTGCGGTAATTAAATCACTTTGATTTAATGTTACTTCAGAACCCGGGATAGGTAATGTTGAGTATTTTCCTCTTACATATCCTAGCATTTCTTTTGTTAGAGCTAATGCATATTCAAACACCCACGAACGACCAATTGAATTTATTTGAGAATAAATTGGGTTTTCATAGGGTACATCTCCAGGGGTAACAATTACATCACTACCAATATTAGCATATGGTTGTCTTGTTTCATCCAATTTTACATATTGAAACCATAATCTATGGTAATGTACAATTGGGATAGGGAATATTTTTAGTTGATTATTTACAAGTTCAAATGTGTATTGTGATTTACGAATTTGATCGTTAAATTCAATTGCTTGAATTTTCTGCAAGTCATAGTTGATGGGCATTAACATGAAGTTAATAGCAGGAGAATATGAACCCCAACCAAAACTATCAAGCATTTGCATCATACCCGTACCAGTACCAGCATATGGATCAAAATATCGCATAATTGCTGGGGGTGCTTCGTAATAAATACGTTTAATTTCAATACCCCCTGAAATGCTTTGGGAAATTGCCCATTCATTCATATCATATTCTTGCTTACCTGGAGTAAGTGGGATAGATCCACTATAATAAGTTACTTTACCCCCAACACCTGCTTCTGTTCCATATTGGTTTGATAAAAGTACAACATTAGCTAATGTTTCTTGAACAGGTTTATTATTTGCAGGGGCAATAGTCATTGGATTTCCCTGGAATGTTAACAAATTATCAGCTACTT